GGAGTACTCCTGACGGGGGGGAAGGGTGGGGTTCAGGTGGCGAAGATGCCGACGCGCACGGTGCTACCGAACGCCACGGTGCCGTCGGGGAGCTCCACCAGCCCGGGGGCCTCGGCGGAACGGACCCGGGCGTCGACGTCGAGGCCACCCAACGTCCGGTCGGCTTCGACCGCCGCAGGGATGCTCGACGGGCCGACCCAATCGAGGAACGGGAACAGGGACCCCTGCCCCTCCGCCTCGGTGGTCCCGACGAGGACGAGGACACCGATCTCGAACTCGGCGCCTTGACCGTCGAGCGCGAGCCCGTAGTCGGGGACCGCCGGCGGGACCAGGATCGCGGCGGGGTACACGGCCGGGCGGCGGACCACGGTGTACACGTTCTGGTCGAACGCGTCGATCGTGCGGATCCGGTCGGCGAGACCTTCGGCGATCTCGGTGAGGGTGCTCACAGGCCGTGCACCGCGTTGTGCTCGACGCCGTCGAGCAGGTCGACGACGTCGGGATCTTCTTGGCGGGATACCCGGATCACGAAGTCACCGATGCCGACTACCCCTTGTGGGGACTGGTGGCGGGTGAACACCTTGGCGGCCTTGATCAGGCACGCCTGGTTGACGACAGCAGGGATGGTTTCCCACCCCCATACGCCGCTGATCTGAACGCGGTCACGGCGTCCCGTGTTGCCGCGTCGAACCGGGAACGTGCGCGAGGCGATGGCATCAACGCTCGTGTAGGGGTAGCCGGCTGGCCTGTTGAACGGCAGGAGCTGATAGTCCGACGCGGCCCACACGGTCTCGAATGTCCCGTCGCCGGCCTCGTCAGTGGCGAGACTGGTGGCTGACACCAGGTCTCCACGGGCGCCGAGGTCGAGGGCATAGGGGTCGCAGGCCTCGAACGTGCGGGTCACTGGGGCCTCGACCGTGCCGTTCTTCCAGAAATACCGCTGGCAGTATTCGTCGATAGCGCGCGAGACCCCGGTGATGACCTGTTCCACGAGGCTGGTCTTGGTGAGCCCGGCGATCTGGGTCCAAGCTTGGAACTCGTCGAACGTGCAGTAGCCGTTCGTGATCGCCAAGGGTCAGCCCTCGCCGGCGCCGGCGATCGCTTCCCGCAGACGGTCGGCTCCCCACCGCTTGTCGACCTTCACGCCGGCGGCCTTGGCTTGGGCGCGCAGTGCGTCGACGTCGGACTCGCCGTCGTCGGATCGGGTCTCGGTGACTCGGTCGTCGGTGGTGGTGGTCTCGACGTCGCCGCGGTGGTCGCCGACGGGGACAGCGAGACCGTTAGCGCAGTACTTGACCGCTTCGGCGTCGGGGAGGTCGATCTCGTCGCCTGGGGGTGGCCAGGACGCGCCGTTGCGGGTACCGGAGATCTGGTGTCTCATGCGAACTCTCACGGTTCCTCGATTCGTTGGAACGGGGCGGATGGCACATCGACGGGGATGTCCCGGTCGATGACCAGATGGATCCGAGGGCGGTCCGTGGGGTTGTCGACCCGGTGAGGCAGCCAGTGCTTGACCAGGAACGGAACCCCGGGCTCACAAGCCCGGTCGTTGAAGGTGCCACCGGTGACGATGGGGACGTGCCACCGCTCCCGGTAGGGGCCCTCATCGACATGGCAGCCGATCCGGCCGTGGGCGGGAACTTCTGCGAGCCACGCCGACCAGATCGGCCGGAACTCCTCGAGCACGGACCGGAACTGTCCCGCGGCAGGGAATTCCCGGCCGGCGACCACTAGGGAGGCGAGCCGGTAGCCGGGGTTGGTGGGTTCTGTGTCGGGTTGGCGTTGACCCCATGATCGGGCAGGGACCGCGTCGAGGGCGGCCAGGAGTAGAACCGCCGGGAAACGGTCCCTGCCCGCATGGCTCACAGGGCGCTGTGGGTGAACGACTTGACGGCACCGGTCAGATCGACCAGCGCCGCGTCGGCGCGCAACACGGCCCGGAACGACACCAGGTCGTTCGCGAACGCGAAGTCGTCGGACCGCTCGAAGCGGATCCCGCCGGCGTACCGCACGAAGAACATCGACCAGTCACCGAAGAAGATGCTCTCCGCGTTCGCGGCCGGGGAAGCCACGAACGGGTCGATGAACACGGGCTTGCCGAGGATCGTGTCCGGGGCACCCACCGTGACGGAGGGCTGCCACACGTACACGCCTTCGGACGACTTGATCCGCCGGACCAGCGACGCCGTCGTGTCGTTCATCACGAAGGCGCACGATGCGCTCGACCGGTAGGGCGAGATCACCGAGTGGTACAGGCTGATGATCAGGTCGAAACCCTGGCCGACAGTCGACTGGGTGCCGAACGTCGTGGTGGTGCCGGCGGGGCCGGTCACACCGGCGCCGGCGTCCAGGGCGACCCCGCGGGGTTCGGTGGTGCCCGCACCCGTCGCCAGATGCGCACCGAACGCGTTGCCGAGGGCCCGGCCGACGGAACGGGCGATGTACCCGTCGAGGTCGACCCCGGTGTCGGTCAGCAGCTCCCGGCTGATCTGCAGCAGACGCCCGTACTTGAACGCACCCAGGGTCGTCTGGCCGAACGTCGGATCCGACTCGAGGATCGGTCCGGCTTCGGCCACGATCGCCGGGCTGGGCGTGTGGGTGAGCGTCTTGGGGATCTGCAGGTTCTCGCCCGTCCCGGTGTTGAGGACGGTAGGGCCGGCCTGCAGGATGCCGGACACCTCGATCATGTGCTCGACGAGCTGGTTGTAGAACGAGGTCGGTACCGTGAAGGCACCGGCGGCGTTCGACAGCTTCGACAGGTCACGGTACGAGGTGGGGACGCTGCGGGCCTCGGGCTTGACGTCGAAATGACGCGGCGACCCGGGATCTCCACGGAGAAAGGCCCGGAGGTCGTCGCCGAGCTGGCGCTGCCCATCGTTGGCGGGCTGGCCGGGCACCTGGGCGCGGCCCTCGACCTCGGCGAACTTCTCCTCGGTCTCCTTGGCGCGGGCCTCGGCGGTCACGATCGACTTCATGCGCCGATCGAGGGCGTCGAGTTCGGCGTTGGCCTCTTCCCACTGGCGCTGCTCTTCGGCGTCGAGGGGGCGGTTCTCGTCTGCGGCTCGTTCTGCGACAGCCTTCGCCTGTTCCCAGACGTTCAGCCGCCGCTCCTTGAGCCGCTTCACGACATCACTCATGAAACGTTCTCCTTCGTGGAGGGGTGGATGACGGGCGCGAGGGGGCTGTCGGCCGGGCTCGCTGTTGTGGTTGTGTGCACCTAAACGTGCACGCAGACAGTCCAGAGAGGGGCTTTCGGCCGGGTCTCTGTGTCTGGGGCCCGCCTCAGAGGGCGGGTTCTGCCTTGCCCTTGAGTTCGAGCAGGGCAGCGGGACCGAACACCTGGGTCTTCGGCCGGGGACCGTCGGTACGAACGAAGAACCGGCGGAGCTCGTTCTCACCGGCGAGCTTGCGGACCTCGTCGATGTCGGCGTCCATCTTGTTGGCCAGCGACACCAGAGCAGCGTCGATGGCACGGGGTTCGGCGCTGGTGTCCTGGTAGGCGGGCAGGTTCACAGGGGCGACGTCGACAAGCTGAACTTCGAGCAGGTTCCGCTGCGGGTAACCCTGGTCGCTCATCACCCAGTCGTCGCCGTTCTCGACCATCCGGAACGCGAACGACGACTTGCGGACGTCGCCACGCTCAACGAGTTCGACCACGTCAGCGCGAGCCGCGGGTGGGGTGACCTCGTAGGACAGGCCGGTCTCGTCGACGTCGAGACGGAGGGTGCCGCCACCGGTGGTGCCGAGCAGCATGTTGTCGTCGTGGTTGTAGCGGGCGATCACGTCGGGCCAGCCACGCCCACGGGTCCGGTTGAACGCCGACGGGGTGACAACCTCGATGAACCCACCGAGGTTGTGTGAAGCACGGTTGAACACGGCCGCGTAGCCGCCGATGTTGCGCCGGTCATCGCGCGCCCGGAGCTCGACGGGCACGAGCGTGTAACGGCGCTCGATGATGGACATGCGAACCTCCACAGGTTCAGTTGATGGGCACCCAGGCGGGCGTGTGCCCGTTCCTACGGGCCGGGTCTGCGGGCATTTCGCCCATGTCGTCGCCGTTCGACGTCTTGGCAAGCGGCGCGTAGTCGGCACCCTGACCGTTGGGCAACGGCGGCAGATCCTCGAGCGCCCGGATCTCATCCGTGTTCCGCAACCCGATCTCACGGTCGATGCGGTAGACCTCATGCCGGGTCCGTAGATCCGCCCGGACGGTCGCGTCAGCGTTGAACCGGACATACTGCAGGTCGGGCAGCCACGACGAGAACTTCCGCTCGAAGCGCACCATCCACGGCCGCAGGTCCTGCATCCGCCGCGTCTGGCGGGCTTCCTCGTTGGCGTAGGTGAGCGAGTTCGCGGCCTCGCCGCCGATCTCGACAGGATCGATCCCGTAGATCGCGGCGACCTGGTTGGCGTTCAACCGCATCGTCTGCACGAACTGGGCCTGCTCCGGGGGGATCACGATCGGCTCGTAATCCCAGTCGGCGCCGTACACGAGCGGTTTCCGTGACCGGATCGCCGTCACGAGCCGAGCCTTGATCTCGTCGGCTTCGGTCTGAGCGATCTTCTTCGCCGAGTTCTTCATCTTCCCGGGTGGGATCCCGCCAGCAGCGAACCAGTCGTTGCCGTACTGCTGAGCCTGCAACCCGCTCGAGATAAGCAGCGCGTAGTGCTCGATCGGCGAGATCCCGAGCGTCTTGCCGGGAAGCTTGATCCACGGGATGTGCACGAGCTCGGTCCGGTCAAGCAACCGGCCACGCCAGTACCAGATCGGGCGAACGGGATTGGTGTCGTCGACGTGAACCTCGGTCATCGGCAACCACGCGACCGACGTCGGGAACCCCATCCCGTCCCGGCCGGTGATCAACCCCACAGCGTTCCCTCGGAGCACCACCGACATCAACGCCTGCAGGACCCAGTCGTTGAGGATCCCGTCCTCGTCGAGCAGCCGGAACAGGAGCGGCAGCGACGACATCGGCTGGCGTGCGTCACCAACCCTCCGGTAGGCCTGCAACGGCAACGTCGAGATGTTGTCTCCGATATGCCGACACGCCGAATACACCGACGCCAACGTGAGCGCCTTGTCCTGGCTGACCTGCACCGACGACGGGCCGCCCACATCCCACGGAACATCAGTGATGTCGCGCTGTTCGACGCGGCGACGGAACGGATTACGCATCGGTCCTCCTCGTCACCACACGCTGTCAAGCGCGTCGTACGTCTCGTCCTGCGAATGAGCCCACCGGGCCAACGTCACCGCCACCAACGGTGAAATGTCAGCCGTCGACGTGCGCCGCGACCACAACCAGGCATCCCCGTAGTTCCGCCGGTCCGCTGCCACCACTGCCGCGTCGAGCTCCACCTGACCGATGTGACGGAGCCGGTGCTCCAAAACGTCGTCCAGCAGGGCGCCACAGGCCTGTGAGTGCTCCACCGTCGACACCGGCATCAACTCGATCCCAGCCTCGATCAGCTCGGTCTCAAGCGACCACGCCGGCGAACCAACAGCGATCGCCACCTTGCCCGACCAACGTTCCTGCACCTCGAGCGCCCGCCCCGGCAGCCACGAGGTGCCCGGCCGGTGCTCGATCACCTCGACGTGGGTCCCGTCACGCCCCGACCGACCCGCAACAGCGATCGATGCCCACGACCGGTCCGGTGCCACGTCCAAAGCGAACGACATGCCACCGACAGGCCCCGACTTCGGATCACGGCACGCCGACCAGTCCACCGCCGGGATGATCTCGTCGAGGACCTCGTTCTCGTACCAGACCCCCAAGCGCTCACGGGCGAAAGCATCCGGGTCAAGCGCCGCCAGCTCCCGTTCGATGAACTCCTCGCTGATCCGAATACCCAACCCCGGGTTCGACCGGGCCCACGCCTCCCGGTCGTCCAACGCGTCATCCTTTGTCGCGCACCACTCGAAGTAGGCGAACCCGGGAGAGGTGCCGGCCCTCCCCCGCTTACACAGACGGCGCAACACATTCGACTCGATCCGCGGCAGCGGCGCCGACGACGCGTACCACAGCTGCGGGTTCGGGCGGGCTGACATCGTCGGCAGCAGCGCCGCCATCATGTCCTCGGACAAGTTGTAGGCCTCGTCCAAAATCACCAGATCCCCGGAGAAACCCCGGCCCGACCCCGACGATCTGGCCACGAACTTCAACCGGCTTCCATCATCGAGCTCGACGCCCTCCTCCCCCGTCGTATACCGGACAGTGGCCCGCGACTTGAGCTTCGGGTTCGAGTCGATCAGCCCGACGATCCGCCGGAACGCCTCCTTCGCCGTCTTGAACTCGTGGGCGCTATGAAGGATCAATCGGCAGTCGGGCTCGCGGAACAAGGCATGGAGTTCCAACGCCTCGAGCACCGCCCCCTTGCCGTTCTGGCGGGGCACGATCAGACCGGTCTCGAACGCCGCCCACTTCTCATCCGCCCGGACGGCCAACGCGTCCTCCAAAATATCCTGCTGCCAGTCGTCAAGGACCAGCCCGGCGAGTCCCGCCAGATCGACGGCGTCCTCCCCCTTCGACCGCCGGCTCCGCGGCCCCGCTTGATGTACGGGCCGGCGGACGCCGCTTAGCCCGCTGCTTAGCAAGGTCATCGTCCAGAGACCCTTCCTTGCCGTTCGGGAGCACAGCGATCGCTTTCAGCACGTCCGCCAACTGCTTCGCCAACGGGGCGAGCTCGCGGCCCTCCGCCGTCTCGATCTCAGCGGCCAGACGATCCCTGAGCGCCTCGAGCGACGCCCGCAGGTCGCCCTTCGCCACCACCGTTGTCAGCTTGGCTCTCGGCATCGGGAAAATTTCCTTCGCAAACAAAAACGCAGAC